TTAATTTCGCCATGGTCATTTGCAGCATACTGCCAAGCGGCAGGTGCATCTTTATCTGGGTGAATGTCATTAATATTAGTAGAGCATGAATTATACCATTCAAGTTCTGCTTCAATATAATCTTGATTGGGCATACCGAAGATCGCCGGTTCATCGGCGAGGAAGGAGGCGCCGAGAAGCTCTATAGTCTTCTGGCCCGTGCGATCTTCGGTAAAGGCTTTGTCACGTAATTCATCAATGAAGTACTGACGTATATCTGACACTGAATACATTATCATTTTTTATCCTTAGGCTTATATCTATCGTCCATCTCAGGGTGTTCCATTTGGTGGATCATTAAAATCATCATTTGTGTAGTAGCATGTGCTAGGTGAGACTTACCAGAGTCTGGATCAATATCTTCACCTGTCCACCAAGCATTTAAGTGGCGTTGAATAGATGAATACGTACGCGCAAATTCAGTACAGTCACCATCATCACGCCAGTTGTTAACACCATACTTTTCTGCACCAAAGCGAAATACTTCGGCAATTTCATAAAGGGCTTCGGGTGGAATCAAAGCCATAGGTGGTTTGTCTTTATCAAACTTCAAGTTATTCTCCCATGTGTTGGATTTTATCAGAACCAGCTTGATCCATGATAGCAAATAGATCTTTCATCTTACGAATTTCATCGGTTGTAAGACGTTCAATTTGATCATAGATATTTTCAGTTGAATCGTCTTTAGCAATATTTTTAAGAACAGATTCGAGAACTTTGTAATTATATGACATTTGATTTCCTTCCATTTATCATTTTATAAGTATATTATATCATAGTTTATGCATATTGTAAAGGACTTTTTTCACTTTTTTTCAAATTAATTTCTTTCAAACTTTTCTCCATTCCAAAGGTATGTGCCCTCATGTACAAACTCTTTAGACTTAGTATCATTGATAAAGACATATACAATATCCTGATAGTTTCTCCATGTCTCAAGCTTAGCCTTTCTACAACGGTCAAGAACATGCCAAACATTTTCTAAGCATGATGTAGTTTTAACTTCAACAGGATCACCTTGAGGATCAATTACATCTTTAAACTTTCTTGTGTCATCTTCCCAGCCTGTTTCAAGAAGATATTGTTCAGCAACACCACCATATAGTCTTGTTTCATAGATTTCATCTAAAGATCTACCACGAGCTGTTGATGGTTTACTATGAATTTGTTTTGCTTCATTCATAGCTCTTTCATGCCATTCAGCTTTATTTTGGATATCATCAATATTAAAACTCATATCCATATTAAAAATATCATACGTTTTTATAGACGAATTCGATTGCACGATCTGCCTCCTTTTCAAGTGGCCGGTTATCATACCATTGGCCGGTTTCATTATCAATCTCTTTACAGAGCTCTGCGATCTGGTTAGAAGTAATTGGGTAGTTATTACTTACAGCATTACCAGCAATAGATACCATGATACGATATAGCCCATGATACCATCCAGTTTCATTAATGGTCTTATATTCTGCCACTAACTTTCTATTCACAAATGGACAGTCATGATATGTTGTCCAATTAAAATCTCTATTATCAGCTGAGTTTTTACGATGCTCAACTATTTGGTTTTGTATTTCTTCAGGCAAACGATCAAAGAAAGTCTTTCCACCTTTCTTTTCATCTAAAGGATACTTATCAATTAACGCATCAGGATCCAAATAAGAGCCGTTAGCATTACTGAATATAAAGTTGTATGCACCAGCATATTGGCCTGGGACGTAATACATTCTTGAAAGATCTTTAGTTTGTCTATCTCCGATTGAGTCCAAGAGCGTGTTGAGTGCATACCAGAATTTCTTAATTCTATCTGCTTTAACTCTTCCTTTAAGAGGGAAGACAAGTCTGAACTTCGGATGATCGATGGTAGAGCTAGCAGTACTATAACAAACGTAATACCAATTACCATATAAAGAGGTAAGCTCATTTTGTAGGTCTCCTTGAAATTTATGTTCATCAACATCAACTGCAGCCCAACCGGCCCACTCAATTACATTAGCATTAGCTCGTGTGGTATCGGCTTGATAGACTGCAGGCGACATCAATGGTGCATCTTTCTTTGATGCTATAGGTCTTTCAGATAACTTATACAAAGACTCTTCAAAGGCATTAAAGTCCTTAAAGACTAATCGAGTATCTGTTTTGTTATCGTATATACTCTTAAAAAGTGTAGTCGAGACAACCATGGTTTCCTTCGTGGCTTGGAGATTTCCAACCTTCTGGTTTAACTAAGTCTGGCAAACCAAGAGGATTAGGTCTTTCAGCTTTTTCACCAACTTCTTTATTCATATTAGCTTCTAATACAGTATCCCACGCTTTGTGAGCATCTACACCAAAAGCTTCAAGTGTACCAATTGCTACAACACATAAATCAATAAGACCATCAACAATTTCTTCTGGGTCATTGTTTTGTACTGCCAAGTTAGTTTCATCTAGTTCTTCTTTAAGAAAAGCCATACGGAATTCTAAGAACTTTTTTAGTACTTCGGTATCAACCATAAGTAGCTTTTCTCCCATCCATTGATCAACACCATACTTTTTGTGCATTTCTTCAATATCGGTAGTCCAATCTTTACTCATATCTTTCTCCATTCTTATAGTATATTATATCACACTTTTGTTGCATTGTAAACCTCTTTTTCAAAACTAATTAATCTTTCTGCTTTAGCTATAACTTTAGGATCGTCAAGTGGAAGAAATGCTCCACTTGCTCCATTCCAGTCTTTGAACTCTTTATCATAGTAATCAATATTGCATTCACTAGGATTAGCATTTTGAAGTTCTGTTAACTCATCTGCCCATTGCTGCCAAGTATGATCACTAACAATGTTATCATCTAACTGATAGTAGATATATGAATGTACAAGCATCTGAGCTCGACGTTGTTTAATCTTTTCTTTTATAGTTTGTTCAACCAAAGAATGCCTCCAATGTAGCTTGTTCTTCTTGATTCCAGCCAATCGATGTAAGGATTGGTTCAATAGGATCTAGAAAGGTTTTTTGAAATTGTAGATCATAGTCAATGTACTTATCAAGCTGTAACTCTGGAGGCAAGAAGTCTTTGAATGACACCACATTCTCTTTGATAGGGTTTGGCTTTTTAAGATAACAAAACTTGACTTTGTCACCATTGCGGATATACTCATATTTAGTATCCAGACTGGCTGACTTGATAGCTTGATTATGTAAGATAGCACCACGAACATGTATGGGAGTACCTTTGGCATAACCAGTTTTACGTGTCCACTTATCAACATCATTTACACCACGAGGAAATGAGACTTCATGGGCTGGTAATTTAAAGAAATGCTGTTTGAATTGGCGAATAGCTTCTTGTGTTTTATCCTCTGATCCAGTTACAATAACTTTGAATAAAGCTTTAAGAGCATCACGACACTGAGATGGAGTTGATGACTTAATAGCTTCAATACCCATAATCTTAAGCTTAGGTTCAGCATAAGCTACACCTTCATTGTTGTGAACATTTAGAATATAACGCTTTTTAGCAGTCCAGATACCGACATCAGCAATAGCTTCCCGACCCATTTCCATACGTGGACGGGCACAATCCATATGATCAAATAACTCTTTGTAAGCATCTTTGATAACAATTTCAAAGTTTTCTTGGCAAATCTTATCAAGGAAGGCAACTGGGTCTTTTGGATTTAGCTTTTTAACTAATGGACCAAAGTTAACATACAATGAATCAGTATCAATTGCTATAACATAGTCTTCATCAGTACCAAGTAACTCATTCATATGATTATTGACTGTCTTTTCAGCAAAACGAATAGCATACTGACCAGAAAGAGTGATAGCTTCAGCCATAGAGATATCATTATAACGAAACCATTTGTTACCAAGTGCACCATATAAACTATTCATCATAATCTTAATAGCCATTTGCTGGTTTTCAAATCGATTCATATCACGTTCAATACGGTAGATTTCTTGCTTTTGACTTGGGTCAATACCCTGACGTTCTTGTTGAGAGGCCAGCATCTTATCTTTGATAGCTTTACGTTCAGCATAGTAATCAATAATCAAAGATGGTAGAACACCAATCCCATCTTTCTTAAAGTGAACACCATTGGCTGCCATAGAAGTAGATTTATCTGAGTTTTTAGTATTGTAACCACCAAGACATGTATCAGGTGTAACGCCAAGTGTAGTACCGGATACGATAGTTTCTGGTGACATATTCCATTGAACAATAATATTTGGATATAGTGAGTTCAAATCAAAAGATACAACCCACTCATGTAAACCAACTTGTGGTGTTTTAACATAGCCACCAGCAAAACTAGATTCTTTTACTTCACCAGTACGTATCCCATCTTTAGTTACATGAGTAGCATTACCGGTTCCAACAGTAGATCCAGCTTTTACATAATCAGTATTACCTGCGATCTTTTCCACATTTGGATATATGTTTTTCTTTGAAAGAGTACGGTAAATAATAGTATCCCACATCGAAGTAGTACCAAATGCATCCATATAGTTGATACCAGCTTTATAGGCAACTGTCATTACCAAAGTAATAAGACCCATTTTATCTTCAAGGCGATCAACTAACTCAACATCCTTGATATTGTAGTCAATAAACTTTTGGAAGTCAGCTTCATATAAACCATGAAGTGAAGAGTGTTCTTCATAAGATAGTTTCTTTTCACCAAGGACTACATGAGATATATGATTAAGTGAATACGATTCTTGTGGGCCGTATGCATAACCAAACTTTTTGAACATGTCCATATAGTCAAGTGTAACAATACCATATAGTTCATAAGTAGTAAGATCACGACCTTTGAACTTCATAACTCTTTCATTAACGTGTTCCCAAGGTGATAAGCGATTTGCTTGACCTTCACCAAGAACTTTATTGATACGATTTACCATATATGGAACATCAAAGCCACGGACATTCCAACCAGTGATTACATCTGGACAGTGTGCTGGTGAATTCCACCACTTAAGAAACTCAGACAATAGATGTATTTCGTTATCCATTTTACGATAGACAACTTGACAATCTTGCATAATAGACTTTGATACGTCATAGTCACCAAAGCCCCAGACAAAATAGATATTATCAATATTGTTTTTACATGCAATAGAGATAATTGGCTGAGCAGCTTGATCTGGTTCTGGGAATCCATCATCAGACTGTACCTCAATATCAATAGAAGTTACTTTGATTTTATCACGGTCAAACTCAATATCATCTTTCCATTCTTCCTGTTCAGCAATATATGCATTTACATAGTTGGTAGAACCATAGATGTTAAAGCTTTCCACATCTTGATATGTACTAAGAAAGTTTTTAGCTGAACGCATATCATCAAGCAATCTAGGCTCAATTGATACACCATCAAGACTTTTGTAGCCAGTTTCTGGTTTTTGTGATTTTACGAATAACGTAGGCTCGTACTTTATCTTTTTTGATACTGGTTGACCATTGTCATAACCACGATAAAGAAGCTGATTGCCATAACGATTAATAGATGTGTAGAATTTCAATAGGTGTTACCTCCATTATGTAAGTATATTATATCACATCTTAGCCCAATTGTAAAGGACTTTTTTTGATAAAAGAGCGGCTTTCACCGCTCTCTTAGGTATTTATTTGACTCTATAAAAGTCAGCCTCATCTTCAGTATACGGCCACATTATAGCCAGATCCCTTTGCGTTGTAACCTTTTTATCCTTTGCTCTAAGTCCATATGATCTACAGACTGAGAAAGATATTTAGTTGTTGGATCCATCCATAAGTTAGACCACCACTTCTTAAGACCACTGATTTCTAGTACCATATTCATTATACTTTAAACTCTTTGTGAATTGATGAGATGCATTTGGCATTTAATTGATGTAATAAATTCCAATATTCTTCTCTACGATACTCACCAGAGTCTACCAGTTGTCGTGCGATATGCTGATTCGCTTGAGTTTGTCTTGCGATAATCCAACCAATCATTATACCTTGAAGTGTCTTCTTAGTACCTTTCCATAAAGTACTAAGTAGTTTCCCTGAGAAATTCAGGCTTTGTAGTGCTATTGCTGTCATTGTTTTCCTCGTTAAATGAACTATTAATGTTAATTTTGCGAGGACGCTTTTCTTCAGGTAGAACCACCTCTAACTTGACGGTGAGAATTCCATCCTTCATGTCCGCTCCAGTGACTTCAGTGTATTCGGATAAACGATAAGATTTTGTAAATTTACGAGCACTAATCCCTTTATGGACATACGAATCAGGATTACGCCTTTGTGGTCGGTCTCCTTTAATCGTAAGAACGTGATCTTTGACTTCAATATCAATATGATCTTGATTAAAGCCGGCTACGGCTAACTCAATTTCATAGTTCATACTATCATGTTTGACTACGTTATGTGGGGGATATGTATCCTTCGAATGTTGGTGGATTGACTCCAGCTGATCGAAGATGTGGTCGAAACCTAAAAATGCGTTTCGGGGATATGCGAAATTACCAGTCATAAGTTACCTCCTGTTTGACTATTAGCAAGGTTATATCGGACCCGCATTATGCGGCATCCATAGTTATTTATACTACTTCTTACGGTTCTTTCTTGCGCTTTTACGCTTATTTGAACCTTTTTTACGTCTTCCTTTCGGAGGACGATTCTTTCTTGGCCATGGCATTTACTTATTTGTTCCAATATTATACTTTGGACATAACTGCCATGAGTCCTTATCTTTGTAAGAAATGATTTTGATTTGTCTTAGTGGCGCTTTGTTTTTAGCTTGTTCACCATTGACAATAGTAATTAAACCCCAGTCCGATAATAGTGTTGCAACTGTGTTTCTACGTTCAACATCATTTTCCATTAAGTTGGACGGCTTCCCGTCTAATAAAAATAATTCTTTAAAATGCGTGATAAAGTACCTACCTTGTTTATGTAATATGTGGCAAGACTGATATAACATGTTGTCTTTGCGTGATGCTACACCGATACGAGTAAGTGTTTCACGTACTTTAAGGAAGTCATCTGGTTCGTTAAGAATGACTTCCAGCATCATAGCTGGTGTCCATTCCTGTACTTCGTTATCTTGATTTTCCACCTTTATTCACCTTTTGTTTCAATACATTAGTCTGTTCATCGTTTAGTAAGGTGAGAGCTTGGCGAGCTTTTTCATTGCTATAACCATAATATTCTTTGACCGCTTCTAATGCTTCGGTCTTATCAGCTTTCAACCACTTGCTAAAACGCTTTTGTTTCCTAATTGTATTTATAAGAAAATCAAATTGGAGGCGATTATCCAAGTGGTGATTACGATTCATCTCATTAGCAAGTAATGCTGTGTCATAAAAGTACGATAGGCCACGATTTACCATGAACCCATTGTACTTCTTTTCAGCTTCAGCATCAACCATAAGATCTTGCTTAGTATTATTAATAGCATTTAGATACTCAAACGGGTTCATTTGGAACCTCCTCTTGGTCATTATGCCAGTGAGTAACATCACCAGTTAAAAACCCAGTTTGCTCATCATTAACAAAAATATGCATACCATTATAAGTTACACCTTTTTCAGATACATAGTATCCTTCAAAGGTTCCACGCCATCTACCAACAGGCTTAAAGTAATACCAAAGTCGTTGGCCAATTTCAGGCATTTTATCACTACATTTATTCCACATTAAAACCATCCTAATTTTATACCATTGTGTGCAATAATAAAGAAACATGCCACAAGGTGAGTTATAACCCAAACTGTTCTTAGAATAGCAGCAATATCGCTTTCTTTAGTATCGCCAATTTTACTGCCAATTGTTTTAGCCCATATTCTCCACATTGTATTAAGCAAACTCGACATTAGCCATAAGCTCCGTCATGCAAGCAACCATGTTTAATTCATGGTCAGCTACAAATGCATTCTTATACTGATAGTCAGCAAGAATAAGAACTAGTTGTGGGATTGATTGTGGTTTAGCCATACTTGCCATATTGTCATAAATCATTCTAAAAATCTGTTGTGGTTCAACATCAATATTATTAGCAACCCATGCACGCATTTGTTTAAAGTCTTTATTCTTTAAATGCTTAGTTAACTCATTTTGATCTTGAACAATAGTGACAGATGCAGCATCTATTTTACCTGATACACTATATCTTTGGCATTCGCCTAGAACTCTACGAAAGTCTGGAAAGTGCTTATTGATTAGACCAGCAACGACCGCCTGTTCTGCTTCAACGTTCTCATCCTTAAGAATTGATTGAAGTCTTACGAAAAACTTATGGGCGATCGTTGCCTTTTGGTCTTTAGGTATTGCAAACTCGTAGACAGAACATCTAGAGTGCAGTGGCTCAATAATACGATTTTTAAAATTACAAGTTAGGATAAACCTACAATTGTTACTAAACTCTTCAATAAAGCCACGTAGTGCTGGTTGAGTTGATTGTGGGTTTAGATAATCTGCTTCATCAAGAATAACTACTTTGTACCCACCTTGAAGTGAAACAGAAGATGCAAACTGTTTAATCTTACCACGTAGTGTATCAATATTGCCTTCTTCAGACCCATTAACTACAATACAATCAAGATTTAGTTCATCACATAATGCTTTTGCAACAGTAGTTTTACCAGTACCAGCTGATCCAGAAAACATCATATTTGGAAGCTCACCAGTCTTTAGGATAGCTTCAAAAGTATTCTTCATCTCATCAGTAAGAATACATTCAGATATAGTTTTAGGTCGATACTTTTCGACCCATAAAAATTCATTACTCATTTCACATTCCTCATCATTATATAAGTATATTATATCACATTATTATGGCTTTGTAAACCCAAAAGTGAACTCTTTTCCATTTATTATAATAGTAATTTTTTCATCTACTTGAATCCACTCACCCATATCCTTTTCAATAGGATGTGGGTTACAATACTCCGGCATATCAGTCATATAGTCATAGGTGTAAAATGGTTCACATCCTTCAATTGGCTCATGAGCGTTTACCGGATGACAAGTTGGTAAGAGAAATATTCCACATATAGCAGCAGTTTTAGCCCATATTGTCATTTGGAATAAGCTCCTCTAATTTAAGGTTAATTTCTGATTGATTAGACTCTTCTTCTTTAATCTTATCTACAGACTCATCAAGTTCTTTAAAGGCTTTATTGGCCCTAAGCTTTGAGTAAAGTAAACGATCTTTACGAAGTCGATTTACAATAATCTTTTCAGCTTCAACATCGTTATACTCAAGTAATACAAATGCACGATATTGTGTACCATCAGGGAAGATTTCAGCTTCAGATACTGCATAACCTGCAACATCTACATCAGCAATAACATTCTTAGTTACCTTTTCAACTTCATTCATAACTGCGGCATCTAGGTCAGTATTGCCAACCTTAGCCATAAAGTTTTTAGTTTGAGATCGAACTTTACCATTAATCCTATCAGCCAAAGTAGTCTTAGCATTAAGAACTGCAATATCATAACTTAGTTGTAAGTCAGGAGTTACGGCTGTTCCTACTGCAAAAATACTTTCATTTTTTACAGGAATTTTAGTAAACCATTTTGGCATAGTGTCAATTTGATCTTCTACCATTTCTCGTTGCTCTTCAATAAGTGCAACTTTAGTTAGCTTATCAGTAGAACCACACGCAGTTAAAGCTATAGCTGCGGCAGATAATAATAGATACTGTTTCACATTCATCTCCATAATTAATTCAACAGTTGTAGAGCCAAACCGACTCCACTTAACATAGTACCAAAGTTCAATTGCCTATTCGACCTTTGAGGTATTGGCTTAGCCCAACCTTTTAAAAAATCAGGATGAGTAGTAATATCGGCATCATTAGGATGCACGTATTCTACTACTTTGAGCTTTTCAGCTGGTTTGCAATCCATAGTAGTATTTGAGGATAACAACTCAGGAGAAACTTGTCTAATAATGTTTTGTTTAGCTCTTACTTCAGCCTGCATACACGATTTAGTTTCAGTCTGGTCTGGGCCAAAAACAAATTTACCTTTAGTATGATATGATATGCCATCAATTTTAACATTCATAGATACTACACATGCTCTTGTGTCTTCAATATAGGGAAAAACTTTACGTTCATAATTAGTCATTGACTCTATTTTATGAGTAAAGTTTTCTCCTACAACATGAGTGTAATCGCAATTAGTCTTTGCTATCACTGTCGATGACAATAGGGTTAGACTCATCGTAGTCAATACCATCATCTTTTTCATTATCATTCTCCTGTGGCTCTGCCACTGGTTCTGGTTTGTTAGCTATAGCAAATTCGTTTATTCTTTCACGAACTGCACCAACGGAAGCCATCTCGTTTCCTTTAAAGGCTCCACGTTCTGAGCAAGCATCAATGATCTTTACAACTGCCTCGAGATCTTGAATATTAAGCTGAGGTGCTTCCATGTATTTTCTCCTTAATTTCTTTTACTCTACTTTCTAGAGTATTGATTGTTGTGTGGATATGACCAGTATCTTGTGGTTGAATTCTAGTTTGCAATATTGCAATTTCTTCCATAAGAACTATTAACCTATCCGTTTCACTTACAATAGACATATTAGCCTCCGTAAGTAGATGATTTTTCTAGTGCAATAAAATAAGTCAATTCACTAGAAGAGTGGGTCCATTGAGAGATAAGTTTAGAAGATATCTGAACATTATAATCTCCCTGCATAATTTTGAAGTTAGCGATGTTAAAGATAAATCTATATGGTGCAGTTGCTGCAGGGCCATCAACAGATAATTCGAAATTATTAGCTGTTGCATCTTCAACGTCGGTTACACGGACTGTGATTTTGGGATCACCAGGATTAGCCGTAATAACTACATCACTAACTCCTAACGCTGAAGCAGCTTTTCGCATTTGAGCGATATCATCTACTGTTAGCGTAACTGTAACCTCGGGGTCCGGCATAGTGATAGCCTTGGACGGAGTTGTTAAAATGGAAGGATCCGAAAAGTAGTAATTCACTGACCTATTATCCTGTACAATTTTGACAGAATTAAAGTCTTGTGAAAAAGCTAGCTCTGGGTCATCAAACATGCTTAGGACTCCGAGGAACTCGTTTAGGTCATATATACCTAATTGATTATCGGGGAAAGTCTCATCAACTGTAGCTGATACCAAGATATTCTTAGCCTCACTCATAGTTTTGATTTCGTTTCCACCGTTGAATACGATATTTGAATTGATGGCAGCAAAGTTTTTTAGCACATCACGTGTTTCATTAGATAGTTTCATTATTTAGTTTCCTTATTTTCATAATTTGTAGATATATTATAACACATTTCTGGACCTTTGTAAACATAATTATTTGAAAAATCACATTCTATTCTTCCTTCTTCTGGCCACTGCTCTGCATCATCTAAATCATGTTGATGTAATGCAATAAGCGAATAGTGTAAAATCTTCATTAAGTCTTTACGATTTGCTCCATCTTTTTTGCCATAACGTTGGGCATACTTTAGAACATTACCTAAAGCAAAACCCATGCCATGACCACAGTCAATAATAAATTCTGTTGACTGAAACTTATTCTTAGAATAATGGCCGTTATATGTGCCATCAATATACTTCTTTAATTGGGCAATTAGATTGCCCTCATTAAATTTATAATCTACTTCCATTATGATACCTCTTCAATTATTTCGTTAAGTGCATCATGTTGTGCACGTATATCTGTTAGATCTGGTTCGCCAACATTAGTTGTACCATCTACCTTTTGGTATAGATCAATGAAAGCTTCTTTAGTATCTACATCAAACCTGTTAACACATAACTCTATAGCTTTTTGACGATCACCAAAGATAGAGAATGTTTGAACAATATGACATAGACGACGAGTAGAGATAAGATCATCTACACCACCATCTTCAAAAGTCTTACGAATAGTTTCTGACCAGATAGTAAGCATTTCTGCAAAGTCATCATCAACTTTATTAAACTTATCCATATGCTTCTTAATGATTTTCTTTTCAATACCAGAAGTAGGATAAGGTTGTTCCATTGTGATTGTAAACCTTTCAAGGAAAGCTTCATCAATAATATTAGCTGCGATAAACCGACCATCTTCTGATCCTTTACCTTTTGTATTTGCAGTAGCAATAACATTGAAACCTTCAGCAGGTTTTACAATTTCACCAGTCTTTTTAATAAGAACTGGCTTACCTTCAAGTACACCTTGAAGACACATAATTTTGTTTGATCCACGATCTAACTCATCAATAAGAAGAAGAGCACCAGTTTTCATAGCTTTAATAACTGGACCTTCGGCAAAAACTGTTTCACCATTGACCAAACGAAAACCACCAATCAAATCATCTTCATCAGTCTCAGGAGTAATTTGAACTCTTAGGTATTGCTTTTTAGCTTTAGCACAAGCCTGCTCAACCATCATAGTTTTACCATTACCTGAAAGACCAGTGACATAGACTGGATAGAATAAGTTACTAGCAACGATAGCTTCAACGTCACTAAAATGACCCCAACGTACGAAATACGGATCTTGCTCTGGTACAAAGATTTCATCGTTCATAACAGATTGAACGTTTTGCACTTTAGGCGACTCCTTAGTATTAATTTGAGGTTGTTTGTTTTGAAACGGTAGAATTACCGCTTGCAAATTGTACACTCCATAGCGTACTTTCTGACCAAGATTAAAGATCTTATCGACATCTTTATGAGAGATACCAACTTGATCAGCAATAATCTTAAGTTCAGGTTTACGAAACTCTTCCTTGTTAGGGTAAGTTTCAGCCACTCTTTCAAGGAGGGCTCGTTGTGAGAACGTTAATGTATTCATAATATAAACTCCGTCATTTCCATTTTATAAGTATATTATATCATACTTTTTGAGGATTGTAAAGGATTATTTTCAATTTATTTCACTTTTTTTTGGTGGTCGCAGAGAGATTCGAACTCCCGGCCTCTGGTTTCGTAGACCAGCGCTCTATCCAGCTGAGCTATGCGACCGTCTCGGCGAACTTAACTGCCAATGTTCTATTTGCTTTTTTGGATGCACTATGCTTTCTAAAAGCTCTAGATATTTCACCTTTCTTTGCTCCATCACGAACTTCAAAATCATCAGTTGATGTGTCTAATGACTTTCTATCATTACGAAGAATAAAGAATCTGTCATATCCACCAACATTATCAAATGAAGAAAACTTGTTTCTTAGAAACTCTCTACGTAATTTATTACTATCGTTATATGATATGTCAGGTCTAACTCCACCAACAGCGTAATTAAAATCATGTCGGCCGTTTGCTAGAAAGTATCCTGTTACTGAAGAACAGTAGTTTTTCATATTCTTTAAAAGAGCTTCTGTAAGATCCTTATGTTCTCCAAAAGCTTTAACTGACCTACCTTGAACGTTTACAGCAACTCCACCACTTCTATATCCAATATCTTCTTCTTTTTCGTGACGCCTTACATTCATGCTTCCACCACATCCATCAGTAAGAATTATGAAGTTAGTCTTTTCAATATTGTACTTTGCAGCAAACTCTTTAATAAGCAGAGGTGCAGCAATAAGAGCTTCATTTAAAGGTGTACCACCCAAGTCTTCTGCTGTTGATTGTGTTGGCCATATATTATAGTTTAAACGAAATGAGTTTGTGATTAAACCTTTCAAAGCTTTTTCTTGATCAATTTTATTCATAGAAGAAGAAAGAAGATGCATAAGTCTAACATCGCCATGATAGATATTACCAAAAGGTACTGTTTCAATATCAATATCGTTTCTACGACTACGTGATGTAAATCCATAAACTTCAAATGGAATGTTTACTTTTTTACAAAACATTGAAAGCACACATACTTGTTTGATAACTGATCCAAGAGTATGTGACATTGACCCAGAATAATCAACCATCATAAACATACCATGGTTTTTAGCATCTGGCAAATTAGTCATACGCTTGAAAATATCATCTGTGTACTTATATGCATACAATTTGTTTACATCAAGTGATCCAGATCTTGCTGTTTGAGCCCTTACTGTTCTCCAAGCTGCTTTACGCATTTCAAACTCTTTAGACATAACTTGAACTATTTTTTTATTGTCATTGATAAAATCATTATAATACTTATCTGATGTCATACCTCTACGTTTTTCATCAAATAGCTCACTTCTAGCTTTTTGAATAGTATCAAAGTCAATAATCATATCTTTGATTTGTTTATTGCTAAACCCATTAGTAACACGAACTGGATTTTCGTTTTTTCCTTTACTAATAAGCTTATGCTCATTATCACGAAAAGCTTTATCGGTTACAGATTCAGCTGGATCAAAAGGAGTTTGCTCATAATCCTTACCACCTTCAGAATTAATTTGGTTAGATTCTTCTTTAGATTCTTCTACTGTACTCGTATCTTCTTCTTCATTTTCTTCATTCGAAGTAGGTGCGCTTTGTGTAGTTTCCTCTTGGCTTTCCGAAGTATCATCCATGCTTCTAGATTCAGAAGAGCTAGTCTCATTCTGGTCAGCAGTTGGATCCATTTCTGCTTGATCTTCATTATTGTTATTACTCTCCATTTTACTATCGAAATTAGGTATGGAAGGAGACTGCTGGACTGAATTTTCTAACGCATATGCATAAAGCTTTTTACAGGCTTCAAGCACATCTTCCCATGTTTCCACAGCAAAGACTTCATCAACAAGAGGTTGTTCAACTGAAGTAAATTCAACTTGTACAAGATCTCTTAGTTTAGCCTTTAGATTAATTCTATCAATCAAGTTTACATAACTAGAGGTTAACTCTGGTATTTGATTAACACCAAAGAAATCATCATCATATAATTTTTGATAGCCTCTTTTAAAGCAAGAGACAAGACCAGGATAACGACGTTGTATCTTTTTCTCGATTCTTACATCCTCAACAACATTCAGATAACTACGAGGGCAACCAGGTATTTCTACCTCTGCATCGTGCCAGCCTTCAGGTGGGGTTTCAAGAGCGTGGCCAACCTCATGTCCAACCAATAGGTCATAGACATCAGGTAGGTTATCCCATAATGGTAAACCTAATACACGTCTTTCAACATCAAAGAATGCAGTTTTGTAATTACCATGAATTACCTCTACATTCTCTTTCGCTAGTAGCCTAGCTAGAATCGATTTTGAGTTACTTCCAATCATTATTTAGTCTCCTTCCATATAACGGAAAACATTTAATTTTCCATTATGTATATTCTATCACACTTTTGCGTAATTGTAAAGGATTATTTTCACTTTTTTTCACTTTTTTTCAATTTATATTTCTCAGGGACTGAGCCCCAACCTACAGTTCGGTCCCAGTCTCTTTGAGTATATGTTACTTCACGAAGTCTGTTATCATCGGAAATATTGGTTCTAGTGCTTTTGCTGCTGCTTTTGCTACTTCCATGCATTCCTTTTGTGTTCCATTCCCCGATCGTAGGTTAATGAAATGGGCCCACGATCTTAGAGTTCCATTCATATACATTCTAGAAATAGTCATACCTTCTGGTAAAACTGCTCTAGCTTGTTCTTTAGCAATACCATTTTCAATGGCCCATTCATATGCAGTTTTAGCTGCATTAGTAACAGAATGCTGTCTTCGTTGCCAGTCAGTTACTAATTCTTGCTGAGCAGCATTTAATTGTATATTAGGGTCTTTTTCTATCTCAATAGAATTTTGTCTATTCTTTGGATCTTGCAATCGTGTTTCACGAGTTACAAATGCTCCAGCTAGTTCTTTATCTGGATTAGCATATCGTTGAGAAAACTCTTGGAATGAGAATGAACGATGCCTTAAGATTTGTCTAGCAATATCACGGGTTGTAGTTATTTCCAAACAAGCACTAGCCATTTCTAATGGAGACCAATGGTCATTCTTCATTAGATACTTTATAAGTTTATCAGCTGTTTGTTTATTTGTTTGATTGCCTGGATTAGATACACGGGCTGTGTATGCTACTAGGTCTTGAGTATCTTCAATTCCTTGAATACGATATTCTTCAGTTGGAACTGAATGACTTACTAATTTTACTTGCATTACGCTACCTTTGAAAAGTTATGTTCTTTAACGAATTCAATCTTGGATCTGAACTTACCGTCCAGCAAATCACCTTTATGTGATATAACGAATACATTACTGTCATCTTCTAATGTTCCAAGAATCTTCATCAAGTTGTCAATACCATCATGATCTAGCGAAGAGTCAAAAGTCTCATCAAGAATCAAAAGATTTGTTGATGTAGAGTTTTTCATCTTTGCAATTTGCCTCCATGTGAATAACAATGATAAATCGATTCTTTGTTTTTCACCTTCAGAAAATGATGCATAGTTAAATGCATCACGATGTCTTGACTTAATCACCTCGTTGAAATTTTCATCGAGATTAAACGAAACAAAGAAATCAAGAACCTGTAGGTATTGGTTAACCAACTTGTTCATGACTGGAAGATACTGTTTAATTACTTTTGTCTTAATGCCAGTATCTTTTAGCATTTCGGCAGCTCCATCTGCATAACTCTTTTCTTCCATAAGCCTAAGCTTAAGTTCACCAAGAGTATCACGTTCAGAAATAACATCGGCCAAGTCTTTATTGGCTTCGCCTAAGTCACCTTCACTGCCTGTAAGTTTATTTATATCTGTCTCTAAAGAATTGATTTCTTTTTGAAGTCTTGTAATAGCTATATTGTTGGCATTAATTGTTGATTGCATATCACGCACTTCTTGTAACTGTGTATTGACATCACTTATAGAAGTTTCTACCTCGTTACCTTGTGTATTGACTTTGTCCATTGCGCCTTGTAATTCTTTAGCTTTACTTTTAGCACTTTTAAGCTTATTTTGCCTTAAATCTTCTTTTATTGTTTGTTGACAAGTAGGGCAATTTTCATTGTCCTCATAGAACTTTGCATCCTTGACTACACCCTGCATTTGTTGTTTAAATTGAGCTGAATAGGATAAAAGGGATTGTTTTTTGTCATGAAGTGTTGATAGACTAACCATTAGAGGCTTTTCTTTTTTCTCTATTTGCTCAGATAAGTCTGAGTTACCTGATTGTAAGAATACCCATTCACTTTTGTTCTGCTCAATCAGAACTCCCTTTTCGCGTATTACTTCATCATTAATCTCAGTTATATCCCTAATATACTTCCTTTGCATATTGATTTTCTCTTTAGCCAACTCAAGACGATAATTTGCATCATTTATCTCTTCACGTGTTTTTGAGATACGATCTTTAAGAATACTATTCATCTTTGAGAATACTTGAATGTCTAATAGATCTTCAATAACATCTCTACGGTTACCAGAGTTTAACTGCATAAATGGAATAAAGGATGATGAACCAAGGACTACTATTTGATGAAACGATTTATGGTTTAATTTCAATATGTTAGTCTCAAGGAACTTCTGATAGTCACGAGCAGTAGATGATTGATTAATCATTTTACCATTCTGCCAAATCTCAAACTTCCCTGGATTAATACCACGGACAATTTTAAACTTATGAACACCCACATCAAACTCAACTTCAACATTAGTGTGCTTCTTGTTTATAGTATTGACTAGCTGATTTTTAGAGATCGCTCGGTGTGGTTTACCAAACAAAGCAAAGGAAAGTGCATCTAGTAATGTACTCTTACCAGCACCATTCTGACCAACAATCAGAGTGGATGGAGACCTATTCAATTCTATTAGAGTTTCATTATTACCGGTTGAAAGAAAGTTCTTCCATTTTACTGACCGAAATTTAATCATAGTACCTCACTATTTTGAGCTTCAACATATAAAGATCTCATAAGACCTTTCATGCGCTCTTTATCTAAATCTGTATCTACTGCTTCCACATATGAGTCTAACAACTCAGTAGTGTCTTCAACAGAGATACTTTCGTCCATTACATTTTCACCAATAAACTCATCAAATGTTTCGGCAATCTTTAGCTCATGATGATCTATATTCTGAATACGATCAATAAACGTATCAAACATAAAATGATTCGTTTTGCTCACAACAACTACCTTTACAAACTTATCTATAAGTTCATTACAATTATAGCTATTATAACACACTTTCTCATCATTGTAAAACACTTTTTTGAAAATGGTGTTATTATTTTTGATAGGGATAAGTTCTCTCTTTTCAGTATCAATAACATGGAAGTACTTAGGATCACCAGCATCTGCCCATGTAAACTCGAATTGAGAGCCTAGATAATGTATGTTGTCTTGACTTGATTTAGTATGAAAATGACCTGACATAACCAGCTCAAACCTTTTAAAAGTTTCTCTAGTCATACCATGAGTGTTTGTTACACCGCGCATCATTTCAAATCCTTGTAATTCTAAATGAGATCCAACCCAATCAGCATTACAGTTAGAAAGGTATTTCATAGTTTCATCATAGTTTTCGTTATTGATCCATGGAATACAAGCAATACGAAGACCTTCATAGTCTATAGTAGTTGGCTTCATCATGATATTAACGTTTGATGTATAGTAACCCAACAACTCTTTTAATGAACATAAGTTGTTAGTATTTTTATAGAACACATCATGATTGCCAGGTATAATGTCCATTGTGATACCTAGTTCTTTCATAGGTTCAAGGAACATCTTTCTGTTCTCATTTTGTGTTTTGAAGTTAATAAACTTTCTATGATCATAGTAATCACCCAAATGCAAGATTTGTGTAATACCATGCTCTTGACAATATGGAAAGAATACTTCGCTATAGAACTTCTTTTGATAATTTAGAAATATGTCTGAGCTATTTCTGACACCAGCGTGTGTGTCATTCAAGACTGCAATTTTCATTTATGATTAATTTCCCATGAATAATTCGAGGCCGGAAGCGGCTCGTTCTTTATCTTTCTTCTTTTCTTCTTTTGCAAAATCTTTCAATACCTCATCTTTTGATCTTACAACAGAAATACGATCTCTTAATTGATCGACAAAAGCTCTTGATACTGAGTTTGACTGAGTGTCACCTTCATTATTTACAATAAAGTCCTCAATACCAGCTTTCTCTATATATTTAAATTTAATGTCTTGTTGTTTCTTTTCTTTTGCTAGCCTACGTAAGAAAGCATAGTAGCAAATCTGTGTAAAGTATGCAAATGCATTTGGGTTACCAGTACGTGTAGCCGCATCAATATTATAGTTCATAATTGCTTTTAAACAGTTTTCTACCGCGTCCATTACCATCTCTTCGCGATATGTATAGCGAATAAAATTAGCCTTGTGTGACAAGCCTTGTGCGATCTTTAAAAAGCAAGTTGCAATATAATCAGTTACTACAGGTAGCCGTTCTCCTTTGCTTTGAGCTTCATTTACAGTTCTCACATATTCAACAACTGAGTGTGAGAATTCTTTATTGTTCACATAATGTGGTTTTTGTTTTGGTTTCATCCCAAGGATTCTCCGTCAATTTTTGGTCTATTCCATGGCCAATCATTTGTTTCAAAGGCCTTGATTAAGTTAGGTACATTGATATTATATGTAGATAGGTCATCAATGTTGTCCATTAAGTATTTGATTTTAAGAGTATCATCCATAATGGATTGGAAGTCCCGATAGTGTGTTTTTAAGTTTATATTCATATGGTTATAATTCCTTTATTTCATTTTTAATACATATATTATAACATAGTTTAATGGAATTGTAAACAAAAAATAATTGAAAATAATTGAAAAAAGTCCTTTACAACTGGCCAAAAGTATGTTATAATAATAGAGTAGGCTGAGGAGGGGAGGATACCCACAGTTAATGAATAGTTTGTTTTCTGAATATCTTTTCCATATATTCTTCTAGTTTTGAATCATCGTATTCATATTCATCCTCTATTTCTCTCTCATCATCTTTACGCATTTGGAGACACATTCTGATATATCTGTCTTTAATTTCATCATCAACATCGGCCGAAGAAATCACATGCATCGGATTAAGTGATACTCTACCTCTTTCTTTTGATAGAGCCATCCAGTCACTGAAAGCAAAAGAGTGATTAGTGATACTAACTTTCCTATGTAATAGAAGTGGAGACTCTAACTCAATTACATTATCATTAGGAACTGAAGAAATAAGAGAGATTATCTCTTCTCCTGATGAGAGCTTAAATAACTTAATATTGATATCGTCTAATGTGTATGTCATGGTAAAGGTATCTCTATAATGTTAAAAGTAAAGTGTTCTTTAGTGTATATTTTAATTCTTTCGGCTGCATGTAAGAGTGTATAGTTTTTGGAACTCTTCCAATGTAAGTCATCTGCAATGTCGTACAATATGGTATTTTTTCCATCATCACTTTTTCTTAATCCTCGTCCAATTGATTGTAAAACTTTGATCTGACTCTTTGAAGGTGACGCAAAGATAATATTGTGTAAATTCCTAATATTAATACCGGTACTAAAAGTACCCAAAGATGCGACAATGATAGCATTCTTTTGCTCCTCTGTTATCTTACGTACATGTTCTCTTGTATCAGTATCTGTTTCTCCAGAGACATAGAATATTTTACGTCTCTTATGGGCTTTGTTTAATATTAGATCATAAAGAGGTTTTCCATGTTTTTCTACAAATTGAAATAGAACTAATGTGTTACCATCTTGGTCAAGAGCTAAATTACTTATAAAGTTATTACGATTTTCGTATCGTACTATCCAATCAATTTCGTCCTGATACTTATATTTATTCACCTCACGACAGTACTCTTCTTTATATTTTAATAATAGTACTTTAATATCAAGTTGAGCTAATGAACCTTTATCCATTAATGACTTAGTTGTAGTTACATAAAAGGCTGGTCCAAATAATCCTTCTAATACTAACTTATGTGTCTGTGTACCGTCTAATGTACCTGTTGTTCCAAATCTATATTCAGCATCTCTTAGTTTAGTTAATATGCTAGTTAATGATTTAGCTTTAAAATTATGTGCTTCATCTCCAAATACACATCCAAACTGCTCAAACCATCCTCCAGGTAACTTATAAATCGATTGCCATGTTGAAATAATAACATCAGGCATTTCACTCTTTTTTGGTGCTCCTGAATATATTCTTTTTGCGTTATTGATGTCAAACCCATTATCTTGTTTACTATATGCTTCAAAGTCACTATACATTTGCTCTACAAGTGAAGTAGTTGGTACAATAATAAGAACTCTTTTATCTTTGTTTTCTAAGTACCAACGCATTAAACAGTATATTATAAGTGATTTACCAGAAGCTGTAGGTGATATCAACATTGCAGCTCTAGACTTAAGTCCATGCTGAATCGCACGTAATTGATAATCTCTAGGTTCTATTTTCGCTCCTTGATTGTCCGTAAGAATGTAATCATTCAAAAAAGACATATCAATTTCTTCAGTTACTTCTGGATAGCCATAGTAATTATCATGCTCAAGCTCAATAGCGTAATCTCTACCTTCGGCATTTGCAAACTCTTTCACATATGCATACAAACCAGCATACAACTCATGTGTACGAATATCAAATAAACGTATCTTTCCATCCCATACTTTATTCTTATAAGCTGGCATAAACTTATAACCAGGTACATAGAAAGTAAAAAAGTCAGATAGTTCATTCAAAACACTTGGTTCTGAATCAATCAAAATCATTGCATGATTCTTTTTCTTAATTTTGATTATTGTTGGCATTACACCCCTGAAGTAAACTTCCGCCACTCAATCATGTTTTTAATAGACTGATGACGCCATTTGATTGTGTCCATAATTTCTTTTAAAGCTTCTTCAATAGTCTTCCAGTATTCAATAGTGGCTTGAGCTTCTTGAATCTCTTTATCAGAATCATAATAGTAGTCCATTTCACCTTTCAGTATTTTAAGTCCATTAAGCGGGTCAAAACTCCAGCCTTTAGCTGTCATTTCTTCTTGAGTCATCTTTCCATTATACCATAACCACTTGTCTTTCAGCAAGATCTTGAAAGCAAGTTCTTTACGTTTAACTTGTAGTTTAGCATTGGAATGTAATTCTAGGTATTTTGAATGCAGTTTAGCATTCTCGAGTGTGGCTTGATCTAGGTTATTCTCATCAATTTGAGAGTCCTTTTTCCACATCGCAAATATATCATCTAAGTTCATCATTCACCTCATTATGTAAAATTATTTATACGCCTCCGTTAAATCCCTTTGTTAAGAATTTAAAATAGCTATATTGGAAAGTAACATTGCCCGTAAGATATTCCACATCCTGTGATTTTACATCAAACGGTAATGAACTTAAATTAATAGGAATAGCATTTGCAAATTGAATTTCAGCTACTACGTTATTATGACTACTTAAGATTTGTAAAGTCATATCACGTTCTTTTCGTACACCTTGATCATCTGTAGTTACAAGACCAATCATCCAATCATGAATTTCTTTATAGTTAAGTAAATACTCATCAATAAGAAAAGTCATATCAAATTGACCGTATTCTACTTTATCAGGAGCTTCAACAATATTTCTTTGCCTTGTGTTGTATATTGCACCTGCTAAGATAACATCTGGTAAAGCTATAGTTTGTGCCATAAACTGAGCGTTCTTATACTTTTGACTATCAATCACCAACTTAAAAGCAGTTGGGTTTACATAGTTTAAAGGTGCTTGAGCTGTAGCACTAGCCTGATCTGTAAAATCTACATCTAATTGATATGGCATATTAATCTCCTATTACAGATCTATTTATACATAAAAAAAAGGCGACCCGAAGGCCGCCTCTCTCTTCAGATTTACTAATCCTATGAAAGGATATTTGTAATCTTTGTGATACGATAGTACTGGTTAGCAGCGTTTGTACCGGTATCGTTACCAGCTGATGCACCCACGAATGGATTAGCAACCATGCCATAACGAGTTTTGAAACCGATTTTAGGCTGGAAAGTATTCTCACCAACTGCACGTACCATTGTTAATGGAACGTATGGGCAATAGAAAAGACCAGCATCGTAAGGATTTGCACCCTTATAACCGACGTTGATATAGTCTACGTTTGCATATGGATCGATATAGACTTTCATTCCACCGGAAAGTGTTCCAGCGAAAGTTGTTCCTGTATCATCTACAGTTAAGTTAGCGTTACCAGCAAGAGCAGGTGTATAGTCTAACATGCCTGATGCGCTAAGAGCAGCAGCTACGTCTGAAGAACACAAGATAAAGTTACCTTTACCACGACGTGTTTCTTTAGCAATAACGTTAGCTTCACGCATAGTTTGTACTAGAAGACCTTTGTACTTCTCAACTGACCAACGGCCATCTGAGTCAGCGTTAACATCGAAAGTACCAGCAGCAGTGATATCAGCTTGCTGAGAACCACGCTTGGCTTTTACGTTAACTGTACGAACGATCTCACGGTTAATTTCTGCAAGAATTTCAGCAGACAAGATGTTTGCCAACTCTGATTCTGCATCCAAGCCGTGGATTGCTTTAAGATCTTGGGCCAATTCCATGGAGTACTCAGCCTTAAGCGCACGTGACTTCGCAGTAACGGTAGCTTTTTCGATTGAGAATGCCATTTCATTAAAGTGACCACCAGTACCCATGCCGGATACAGAGCCATCACCAAGAGCTTCAGCTTTTGCTGTAGCTGCAGGCTGACCTGCACCAAATACGTCTTCTACACCGTCGCTGTTAGCGTCAGCAGAAGATTGGCCAGATTGACCTGGAGGGTTAATATCACCTACGAGAGATGAAGAACCACCAAGGTGTCCTGAACCAACACCAGAGAAGTCAGTATCAGCTTCGTTAAAGAAAGCCTCATCACCACCCTGTGTGCCGTACTTAGATTTCATTGCAAAGATAAGTCCTGTTGGACCAGTCATTGGCTGAACGCCAGCGATATCATAAGCAATAAGGTTTGGCATAGAACGACGTACTAAGGAGATCAAAATTGGATCCCAGTTGCCGATGTTTGAGCCGGTTGCGTTAGTTGGAGCAGCCTCAGTCAATGAATGCTGAGCATGTCCACGCTCTTCTGCAAGAGCTTTTTCAGTGTTTTCGAGAACAGTTGCAGTAACACCACGCTTATAACGATCTTTCAAATCGCCATCTACGTCAAGTACTGGGTTCCATTTCTCGAGAAGTTTATCAGTAGTAAACATAATAGTATCTCCCTATGGATTATTTGTTAAGTGCTGCTAAGTAAGTAGCCATTGAACCAGATACTGCAATCTCTTGATCAGCACCTTCAGTTAGGACTTCTTCTTCAGCTTGGGTTGAAGTTACTTTAGTCTTAAAATATGATTCTTTTACAGACTGAACTTTATCGGCGAATTGCTCACCATCAGCTGCATCAATATCAGTAGTTAAAGACTTAAGCTTTTCAGCTTGGGCCTCAGAAAGACCGGCAGAAGCTTCGTTAACGATAACGGCACGGTTAAGTTTTTCAACTTCAGCCTTAAGTGCAACATTATCAGCGATTGTGGCATTAACTTGCTCTTCAAGCTTGTCTTTGTCAGCAGACAATTCGTCTACTAAATCAACCTTGCTTTCAGGAACATCAATGTAATGCTCATTGAATACACCGTGTAACGACTTCATGAAAGACTCAGAGATCTCGGTACGAAGACCGGTTTCTACTGCTAGTTTATTCTCTTCCATCCAGTTTTCTACGACGTAGTTAAGGTAGCCATCAACTTTCTCTACGAGATCGCTGTGGATTCGAGTGGTTTCTTCGGCTAGCTCTTCAGCATAAGATTCTTCGAGACGCTCAACGTGCTCTCCGATCTTTGACTTAAGTGCAGCTTCAAAAATGATCTCAGCTTTGTCCCTAAAACCTTCTGACAATGTAGCTTCAGAATCAACTAATGCAGTAAGATCTTCTTCGAAGATTCCTTCAGCATCATCAGCTTCTGTGCTCTCATTATTCATCACTTTATTATAGGACGCCATGAGCTTATCTTTATTCATTTTTGACATCTCTCTATACATAGCATTTACCATACCTGCCTTAGTCTTAGGCATAGGAGCTTGGGCGGGTTCGCTTTTATCGATAGCTTTCTTAGTATCGACTGCGGCTTTTTCACCATCAGCTTCTGCTGGTACAGCAGCTTCTTCAAGATTATCCTCATTAGAAACTTCAACAGTATCAGTCACGAGTTCATCTTGGAGCGTATCTTCAACGTCGATTTGATTTTCATCTGACATTTAATTACTCCTTCAGAGTTAAAGTTTTGAGAGGAAATCTTTAAAGGCTTTCATTTGCATATTTGCATTTGGAGCTCTTTTGACCTCTGTCTCGAACTGTTCAATTTCTTGCTGTTTGAATATACCATTTTCATAGATCCATTCTACACCTTCCATTACGCCATTGACGAATGCTTCTGGTGCAGATGGGTCTTGTACGATATCCACGGCATTTAACATGAAGTCATTATTTACGACATTCACTCCGCCTTTATTAGCAAGACTACCCATTCCACGACTTGAGACACCTACCTGAACTTCCCCATCTAAAAGACCTTTTACAATCTTTCCCATAGGCGTATCCAAAATAGTTGCCTTACCCACAACATTATTACCATCCCAATTAAGTTCGGTAATCTTGTGGGATACTTTATCCAAATTAATAGTAGGACCTTCTGGGTGATTTAATTCACCAACGGCTCTACCTTTGGAAACTTGTTCGGTTACATATTTGTTAACCGCAGATTCAAGGATTTCACGAGGGTACATGCGGCCATTTCGATTAGGCTTATTTGCCTGCATGAATATGCCTTCAATAATATAATTTTTACCACCGTCTTCTTTTGCTTCGGTAATAAATCTTATATCTTCAACATGTTCCGTGATAAGTTTCATTCTATTTACCCATTAAATCTGTAAAATCTTTTATTGCTTTTTCAGCTTCTTTCTGTGACTTAAATTGATCTAACTTATCTCCATCAATATATGCACAGAAATAATTTGCTTTCTTTGTAATCACAGCTTCATATTTCTTTTTACCAACTTTGAAACGTTTAACTTCCTTTTCTCCTGCAGAAAGTTTTAACCCTTCATTAAGACTCTGTCGAAACTGGCTGAATGTCTTCGTCATCTTCTAATTCTTCCTCTTCTTCAGCTTCTTCGGAATCGTCTTCAGACTCATCCTCTTCAGTGTCTACTTCTTCTAATTCTTCTTCATCTTCTTCAGCGTGCATTTGCTCAATCTCTTCTGGAGATAAATGCATTTGCTGTCCAATCTCAACTTTACGATCATCTAATGCATTTTGTACTCTACTTTGCATGAGATCAGTAAAAGCATTACTTGCTTGAACCATATCGCCTTTTGATAATGTATCAATCAGTTCTTCTGTAGTTGCCATAATATTTTAATACTCCTGTTACTAATGATTATTTATACAAATTTAGTTTTCTAAACATCTAAATCATCTTCTCCTTCTTCTGGCTGATCTTCAGCTTCTTGTGCAATTTGATCATCAATATTTTTAATATCTTCTTCACTTTGCATAAGAACATTTTTGCGTAGCCACTCAACAGAGAAGTATTTACCAACATATTCATCCATTTCACGAATAGTACCAAGACGTTCTCTTAGTAATTCTGATTCTTTTAATTCAGAAAAGTGAGTATCTTTTTGGTAATCAATATTGATATTCTGCTTCATTTCATCAAATTCTTCTTCAGTAACAATACCCTTAAGTACTAACTGAGTTTTCAATAAGTCCATGAATAACATAGAAAAACGTTTACGAAGTCTGTTAATAAACTTCTGAAATTTTAATTCATCCCTTGTTATCTCAGAAGATCGACCCAAGGAGAACTGAGCTTCTTGTTCGAGTCTGTTGACTGGGACGTTGAGAGACTTATATAGTTTCTTTTGGAAG